GATAAACAACTGGCGCGTAACAAAAACCACGCTTAGACTAGGTTCTAGAATTATAGGTAAGTGTATGATGGGTTCAACAAGTAACTCGCTAGATAAAGGTGGTGAAAATTTTAAAAAACTTTACTATGACTCAGACGTTACAAAAAGAAACCGCAATGGACAGACTAGCTCAGGATTATATTCTTTGTTCATACCTATGGAATGGAACTACGAAGGATATATTGATATGTATGGAGCACCTGTCTTCGACACTCCGGACAAACCGGTACTCGACGGCTTTGGCGATGAGATCGAACAAGGAGTAATAGAGTATTGGGAAAATGAAGTAGAAGGCTTAAAAAACGATCAAGACGGATTAAACGAATTTTACAGACAGTTTCCGCGTACTGAAAGTCATGCATTTAGAGATGAAGCTAAACAGTCTTTATTTAATCTAAGTAAGATATACGAGCAAATAGATTACAACGAAGATATAACTAGATCTTCACTCGTTACAAGAGGTTCATTTCAGTGGAAAAATGGCATTAAAGATAGCACTGTAGAGTTTATGCCTAATAGAAACGGTAGGTTTAAAGTTAGCTGGGTACCTAAAATAGAAATGCAAAACAGAATAAGACTTAAAAATGGTATTAAGTTTCCTGGCAACGAACATGTTGGAGCATTTGGCTGTGATAGCTACGATATATCAGGCACTGTTGACGGTATAGGATCTAACGGAGCTTTGCACGGACTTACTAAATATTCAATGGAAGAAGCGCCATCAAACAGCTTTTTCTTAGAATATGTTGCTCGGCCGCAAACGGCTGAAATATTTTTTGAAGATGTACTTATGGCTTGCGTGTTTTACGGCATGCCAATACTAGCAGAAAATAACAAGCCAAGGTTGTTATACCATTTTAAAAGAAGAGGCTATAGAGGCTTTTCAATGAACAGGCCTGATAAAGTTTTTAATAAACTTTCAGTAACAGAAAAAGAAATAGGTGGTATACCTAACTCTTCACAAGATATGAAGCAGTCGCATGCTGCAGCTATAGAGTCTTACATAGAGAAATACGTAGGATTTAATAATCAAGGCTGCGGCGATATGTATTTTAATAGAACATTAGAAGACTGGGCTAGATTTGATATAAACAACAGAACAAAGTTTGATGCTTCAATAAGTTCAGGGCTAGCTATAATGGCTTGCAATAAAAACCTTTACACACCAGTTCAAGAAAGACAAGTTAGAAGTATAAACCTTGGAATTAAAAGGTATGACAACAAAGGATCAAGATCAAAAATAATTTAAAATAAATGATTAATAAAGCTATAAAAAGTTCTTTTCCCAGCCAAGCGGTTAGTGATTTAGAGAAAATGTCACTAGAATATGGTAGTAAGGTTGGTAGAGCTATAGAACATGAGTGGTTTAATACTAAAGATGGTTACGACGGTAAAAATGGATCTGGTAGATATTCAACGTCAAAACAATCATTTCACTCGTTAAGACTATACGCTAGAGGGGAGCAGTCTGTTAGAAAATACAAAGATGAATTATCAATTAACGGTGATTTATCTTATTTAAATTTAGATTGGAAGCCAGTACCTATTATACCAAAGTTTGTTGACATTGTTGTTAACGGCATGGCTGACAGATCTTATGACATTAAAGCTTATTCACAAGATCCAGCGTCGATACAAGAGCGTACAAATTATGTTACTAAAATAGCCGAGGACATGCAAGCTAAGCTTTTTAACGACGCGGTAGCTAGTCAATTAGGCATAAACATATATCAAACAGATCAAAGCAAGCTGCCTGAAACTACTGAAGAGTTAGAGCTTCACATGCAGCTTGACTACAAGCAGTCTGTAGAAATAGCAGAAGAAGAAGCTATTAATAGTATTTTTGATAAAAACAAATACGAGCTTATATCTAGAAGAGTTAATAATGATTTAACTGTTATAGGTATTGGAGCTGCTAAAAGTTCTTTTAATAAAGCTGAGGGCATTAAAGTAGAATATGTGGATCCTGCTGATCTAGTTTACTCTAATACTGACTCACCATATTTTGATGATATATATTACGTAGGTGAAGTAAAAGAAGTTTACTTAAACGAGCTTAAAAAACAATTTCCAGAGCTAACTGATGAACAGTTAGAGTCTTACCAAGGCTATAACTCTTCGTACAGCAGCACTGCTTACAACTCTAAAGCTGACGAGAATAACACAGCAACAGTATTATACTTTGAGTATAAAACATATGCTAACCAAGTTCATAAAATAAAAAAGACTGCTACTGGTGGTAGTAAAGCTATAGAAAAAAATGACACCTTTAACCCACCAGCGTCTGATGAATTTGAAAAAATAGACAGAGCTATTGAAGTTATATATGAAGGAGTTAAAGTAATTGGAAGTAAAGATATTTTAAAGTGGGAGCTTAAGAAAAACATGATGCGACCAAAAGCAGATACAACAAAAGCTCAAATGAGTTACGCTATTTGTGCGCCACGTATGTATGAAGGTCGTATTGAAAGTTTAGTAAGTCGTATGACTAATTTTGCTGATATGATTCAGCTCACACATTTAAAGCTACAGCAAGTGTTGTCTAGAGTAGTACCTGATGGTGTTTATTTAGATGCCGATGCTTTAGCTGAAATAGATTTAGGCAACGGTACTAATTACAACCCACAAGAAGCACTTAACATGTACTTTCAAACTGGTAGTGTAATTGGTAGGTCTATGACACAAGACGGTGACATGAATCGCGGTCGTTTACCTATTACGGAACTTAATTCAAATGGAGGTAATAATAAGATCAGTGCGCTTATAAGCACTTACAATTATTACTTGCAAATGATGCGTGATGTCACTGGTTTAAACGAGGCTAGAGACGGAAGCGTACCTGATAAAAACGCTTTAGTAGGCTTGCAGAAATTAGCTGCAGCAAACTCTAATACAGCAACAAGGCACCTATTGCAATCAAGCTTGTATATAACCCTAACAATGGCAGAGTGTATTGCAATGCGAGTGTCTGATGTTATAGAGTATTCACCAACTAGAGAGTCGTTTATAAAAACACTAGGTAAGTTTAACGTTTCTACTTTAGAAGAAATGGCTAACTTACACTTGCATGATTTTGGTATATTTTTAGAGCTTGCACCAGATGAAGAGGAAAAAGCTAAACTAGAAAACAATATTCAAGTAGCTTTACAGAGCGGTCAGATATATTTAGAAGACGCTATAGATATTAGAGAAGTACGTAACATTAAACTAGCTAATCAGCTACTTAAAATACGTAGAAAAAAGAAACAAGATTTAGATCAACAACAAGCTCAGCAAAACATACAAGCACAAAGTCAAGCAAACGCGCAAGCTGCACAAGCTGCTGCTGCTGCAGATATGCAAAAGCAACAAGCGCTTACAGAGTCAAAAGCTCAGTTAGAGCAAATGAAGTCACAGCTTGAAATAGCTAAAATGGAAAGAGAAGCTGCAATTAAGAAAGAGTTAATGCAGTATGAGTTTGAGATTAATAAACAATTACAAGAAGCACAGCTTGCTGTTGTAAAAGAAAAAGACAAGTTCAAAGAAGATCGTAAAGACGAGAGAACTAAAATACAAGCATCACAACAAAGTGAGCTTATAGATCAAAGAAAAAACAACGCACCGCCTAAAAATTTTGAGTCCGCAGGGCAAGACAACTTAGGTGGATTTGGACTTGAACAGTTCGAGCCGCGTTGAAAATAAATAAACAATTATATAATATTTTATCATGTCAGAACAAACACAACCAATAGAAGAGGTGGTAGACGAAACAGTTGAGCAGACTCAAGCTGTGGAAGAAACACCTCAAGAAGATACTTCTTATAAAGAAGTAAAAGAAGATGGTACTATTAAGTTAGACCTAAGAAAATTAAAAGATTTTCAAAATAAAACAGAACAGACAGATGCTAAAGAAGAAGTGCAAGTGCAAGCACAAGAAACGCAAAAGCCAGTCGCTAAGCAAGAAGAAGTCGTCGAAAAGGCTTTACAAGAAGTAACTGACGAACCAGAGCAGCCTGTAGTTGAAGTAGCACAAGAAGTTACTAAAGAAGAAATTACACCTGAGCCAAAAGTAGTTTTACCAGAAAATATTCAAAGTTTGGTAAAGTTTATGGAAGAAACAGGTGGTACTATTGAAGAGTATGTAAGGCTTAACGCTGATTACTCTAATGTAGATAACAACACGCTATTAAAAGAATATTATAAGTCAACCAAGTCTCACTTAGACAATAACGAGATTGATTTTTTAATTGAAGACAGCTTTTCATTTGATGAAGAATTAGATGAACAGCGAGATATTAGAAAAAAGAAGTTGGCTTTGAAAGAAGAAGTTGCGAAAGCTAAGAAGTTTCTTAATGGTATGAAAGACGAGTATTACAAGGAAGTCAAGTTGGGTTCTAAGTTGTCTAAAGATCAGCAAGATGCTATTAACTTTTATAACGAGTACAACCAAAAACAATCTGCCGCTAGTGAAGTCCAGCAAAAGCAGTATAAGCAATTTGAGCAAACTACCAATAATGTTTTCAACGAAAATTTCAAAGGTTTTGATTTTAGAGTTGGTGACAAGAAATATAGGTACAATGTAAAAGATGCTGCTGCGGTTAAGGATTACCAAAGCGACATATCTAATTTTGTCAGGGAGTTCCTAGATGAAAACGATATGATGAAAGACGCTGCAGGTTATCACAAAGCTTTATACGCGGGTAGAAACATCGATAAAATTGTATCGCATTTTTATGAGCAAGGTAAAGCTGATGCTATAAAAAGTACTGCTATTAAGTCAAAAAATATTGACATGAGCCCTAGAACTGTTAAACCAGTTGTAGATGCAGGTGGCATGAAAGTTAGAGTATTAGGTGGTGAAGATAGTTCAAGGTTGAAATTTAAAATTAGAAAAAAATAAAAACAATTTAAAAAACTAAAAAATGGGATTTAACACATCTTTAGGATTAGCTGGTTCATACTCGCTAACTCCTTCACCAAGTCTTACAGTTAGTGATCAAAACTATATTGACTTTACGTCAAGCGCCACTGCTGGATGGGCACAACAATATCTACCTGAGTTGTATGAGCAAGAAGTAGAGCGCTACGGAAATCGTACAATCGGAGGATTTTTACAAATGGTAGGCGCTGAAATGCCTATGACTTCTGATCAAATAATTTGGTCTGAGCAAAATAGACTACACATCGCTTACAAAAATGATGACGTAACTGCTAACTCTACTGTAGTTGTAACTACTGCTTCTTCTGGTCTTTGTACTTTAGGAAGTGCTTTAAATAACTCTTTAAGAGTAGGTAATACTGTTATTGTAACTGACAACGCTACTGGTCTTAAAACTCTTAAGTGCTACGTTTCTGCTGTAAGTTCACAAACATTTACACTTAAGCCTTACACTCAAGACGAGCTTAACTCTGGCGAAGTTACTTTTTCTGATTCTGATAAAATAAACGTATTTGTTTATGGTTCTGAATTTGCAAAAGGTTCTTCTTCTATGTCAGGCGAGCTTAAGCCTTCATTTACTCAATTTAGCAACAGACCTTTAATTATTAAAGATCACTTTAAAATTGATGGTTCTGATACTGCTCAAATCGGGTGGGTTGAAACTACTGATGAAGCTGGACAATCTGGTTTTTCTTGGTATTTAAAATCAGCTGGCGAAACTCGCTTGCGTTTTGAAGATTACTTAGAAACTGTAATGATTGAAGCTGAGTTGACAGAAGCATCTTCTGGTGTTGCTGATCACGTTAGTAACGTAAATGGATCTGAAGGTCTTTTTGCGGCTGTAACTTCAAGAGGTAACATATATGAAGATTTAGCTTCACTTAATGATTTTGACAACTTGTTGAAAAACTTAGATAAGCAAGGTGCTATTGAAGAAAATATGTTATATGTTAATCGTGAATTAGCCCTTACTATTGATGATATGGTAGCTGGATTAAATGCTAACTATCAAGGTGGTGCTTCTTTCGGTGTTTTTGAAAACGATGCTGACATGGCTTTAAACTTAGGTTTCTCTGCTTTCCGTAGAGGATCTTACGATTTCTACAAGTCAGACTGGAAATACTTAAACGATGCTTCTGCTCGTGGCGGATTTGGAGATATCTCTGGAATTTTAATTCCTGCTGGAACTTCAACTGTTTACGATCAGTCATTAGGTAAAAACATGACTCGTCCTTTCTTACACGTAAGATATAGAACTTCACAAACTGACGATCGAAGACTTAAGTCTTGGGTAACTGGTTCTGTAGGATCTGCAACTTACACTGGAGATGACATCATGGAAGTACACTATTTGTCTGAAAGATGTTTAGTAGTTCAAGGTGCTAATAACTTTGTATTATTAAAAGAATCATAATATTAACCTTTAAAAACTAAACAAAAATGGACAAATTCATGTATTTTACACAAGGAGACGGCATAAATGCTGCTTCTGAATTAGCTTGCTATCCTGTAAAAAATTTTTTAGGATTTAGCATACCAGCTGGTGATAATACATCATTAGCTTTAAAATTTGTATCTTCTGTAACAGGACCAGGTGCGACAACTGAGATTGACAGTGTAGATTTAACTATTACGGCAGGAACTGCTAAAAAAGTTATTAAATCAATTTGCTCAGCTATTAATGCGGCAACAT